CACGTTTTCTTCGGCCCCTGCTACGCTCAGATGCGTTTCGAAAATGTTTCACAGGTTTTCCAGAGTTATGTATTCCTCTGGGTCCCTGTTTGACGGAGAAACCATCAACATTAGACAGGATTCGTTTCCTTCCTCATGTGAGCACCATCAGAATACCTTTCCTTGCGAAGGAAAGATAACCTAAGGTCTAGACTTCTCAGTCGTCGACCCGCTCACAATCAGAGCGATCAAGAGGACACTCGCTTTCCTGCTAGTCTGTATAAGTGTATGCTAAACCGGAGAAATCCGACTGGCGTCATTATACCCTTTCAGGCAAAGACTTGATTATCCTACTCCATCTATCCAGGTAGGTGGCCTATTTCAGCTCCTGTTCCTTAGATAGATCTTTTAGACCAATCCGATTCTCCGGCTTAGCTTACGGTACACCGCACCCTCTCCGTTCCTAGAGAGGGCCACTTGTACAAGCTAGTTGTTGACCGGGTCAACAGTCGCCCTGAACGTACTAGAGTATCGGTACCATCTCTTCAACATCTTTGATTCGGATGTCGGAGGTTTCCCTCCGGACACCCTTGTCTGGATGTTGCGTGGGAATGGTAACGCCGCGAACTCAGTTTCGATCTCTCGGAACTGAGCCCACAAGTTCTCTAAAGACTCCCAGTCAAGAGAATCTAAAGAGATTTCCTCTAGCTTAGTACGAAGGTCCCGGCTGGCTACGACCGCATCCAAGAAGGCTTCCCGGTATACCGTCTCATTCAGAGAATCTACAACCTCGCTAGGCGTGGTTGACTCGATCCCCTGGTGAGATGATTGCCGATCTAGCCCCCTTGGTGCCGTGCCGTAGTGTTCACGATCTCTATAGACCGTCCCTAACCTCTTGGCAACCTTGATTAAAGGTTGATAAGAGTCTAGGAATTCAAGAATGAGTTTAACCTCACTCTCGAAGAATAGTCTACAGAGACCCTGAACCCGAGTCACCGAAGTCTTATATAAGGAAGTTACCGATTTTAAGGGTAACCACCCCCTTAGACCTGTGTAACCTGGCCCTCCAGGACCGTAGAACGTAATTATATAATTACGGAGCCGTTTAGGTAAACTGAAGAGGCGTTTTGACGCTGAAGCTTTTGCGCGATACCCATATCCCAAGACAGATAGCATCTGTCCAAAAGATAATGAATATTTACGCACTAGCTCCAGTAACCCTGCCAGGCTCTGGCGGGCTACGACGAACTCGGTAAATGGAACCATTGAAACGTTCACTCCGTCTAGGAATGTCCGCTTCGCAAATTCCATGGCCTTGCCCGATGGAGAGATCAGTGACTTGTGGACACCAATCCCGACGTCTAGCGCTTTCATAATACCGGCGTACTCCTTGGCTACACAGTCA